GGTAATAAGATTAGAGATGTAGCTACAAAGAATATGTGGGTAGAAGGTAATGTAACTGATGCATTATTGTTTGGACAAGATTTATTTACAGGTGGTGGTAAGTATGTAACTATTACTGAAGGAGAGGTAGATGCTATGTCTGCCTATGAATTATTAGGTAGTAAGTGGGCTTGTGTATCTATTAAGACAGGAGCAGGTTCTGCTGTACGAGATTGTAGAAAAGCATTTGAATATTTAGATAGCTTTCAAAATATAGTCATATCATTTGATATGGATAAACAAGGGCAAGAAGCTAGTGAGAAAGTAGCACAGTTGTTTAGTCCAAACAAATGTAAAATTATGAATATGGAATTTAAAGATGCAAATGAATATCTAAAGATGGGTAAGAGAGAAAAGTTCTCACAAGCTTGGTGGAACGCACAACCATTTACTCCTGCAGGAATTACAAATCTTCGAGATTTAGGAGATGCTTTATATACAGAAGAGTATTGTGAAACAGTACCATATCCTTGGGGTAAGATGAATGAAAAGACTTATGGTATGAGAACAGGTGAGTTAATTACATTTACATCTGGTGCAGGTATGGGTAAGTCTTCTATTATGAGAGAACTTATGCACCATTTACTCAAGAATACAAATCATAATATAGGTATACTTGCATTAGAAGAGAGTATTAAAAATACTGCATTTAATATTATGTCAGTAGAAGCTAATGCTAGATTATATATCAAAGAGATTAGAGATAATTGTTTTAGTAGAGAACAATTACAAGAATATCAAAAGAATACAGTTGGCTCTGGTAGGTTCTTTGCCTTTGACCACTTTGGTTCTATTGACAATGACGAGATACTATCACGAGTAAGATATATGGCTCAAGCATTAGAATGTAAGTGGATATTTATTGACCACTTATCTATACTTGTATCAGGTCAGGAAGATGGAGATGAAAGAAAATCTATTGATGTATTAATGACCAAGCTACGAAGTCTTGTAGAACAAACAAATATTGGTATGTTATTAGTATCACATCTACGAAGACCTTCAGGTGATGCAGGACACGAGAATGGTAAAGAAATTACACTTTCACATTTACGAGGTAGTGCAAGTATTGCTCATCTATCTGATGGTGTGATTGGATTAGAAAGAAATCAACAAGATGATGACGAAGTTAAATCTAATACTACAACGATTCGTATATTAAAGAATAGATATACAGGAGATACAGGTATAGCTACACATCTACATTATAATAAAGAGACAGGTCGTATGAAAGAGATTGACAATCCTTACGAAGTAGATTATAATGCAGAAGATAATAAAGAGGGGGTACCTTTCTAATGAAATGTTATAACTGTGAAACAGAACTGATATGGGGTGGTGACCACGACTGTGAAGAACATGATGACCATGCTATTGTTACAAATTTTTCTTGTCCAAAATGTGATGCTTTTCATTTAGTGTATTGGGGAGATAAAGATAAAGTTATTAAGGGAGTGCTACCAAGTTGGGAAGAAGGATATAAAAAATGGTTAAAAGCAAAATAGTTTATAAACCAAGAGAATTAACATTTAAAGAAAAGAGAATGATAGTGAAAGCACAAAAGAATTTATTTAACAATAGTGAAGAAGGTAAATTAACTAAACATGATGGACATTGGATGTGGTATCATTATTGTCCAGTAGAAAAAATGGAAATGTTTGTGGGTAAAGGAGAAGAATGTAGTTGGTGTGGAAAGGAGCAACATGAAAGTAGTTCTTGATATAGAAACAGACCAAATAAATGCTTCAGTAGTTAATTGTATTGTTGCTAAAGATATAGAAACAAATGTGTCTACAGTATTTGACCCTGATAATATGCATGTATTTAAAAGTTGGTCTAAAGATATTGATAAATATATAATGCACAATGGTTTATCATTTGATGCTCCTATTTTAAATAGATTATTAGGTGTAGAAATTAAACCTACACAAGTAACAGACACATTAATATTGTCTCAAATGTTTAATCCCTTACGAGAAGGTGGTCATGGATTAAGAGCATGGGGAGATAGATTTAATTTTCCTAAAGGAGAGATAGATTCTTTTGGTAAATATACAGAGGAATTAAGAAGATACTGTATGCAAGATGTAGATATAACACATAAGTTATATAATTATTTAAAAAAAGAAGGTCAAGGTTTTTCCAAATCTTCTATTGATTTAGAACATCAAGTAAGAGTTATTATAGACCAACAAGAAAAGAATGGTTTTTATCTTGATGTAAAAAAAGCTATGTGTTTACACAATACTTTACTAGATGAAGCTAATGAGTTAGAGAAGTGGGGTCGTATAAGATTTGACCCAACAAGAAAAGATTTAAAAACAAAAACAAAATACATACCTTTTAATATAGGTTCAAGACAGCAGATAGCTGACAGACTTATGGATATAGGTTGGAAACCTAAAAAACATACAGATAAAGGTAATGTAATTGTTAATGAAGAAGTATTAGATAATATTAATTTACCAGAAGCTAAAAAGATTTCTAGGTACTTGTTGCTTCAGAAAAGAATAGCACAAATTAAGTCATGGATAAATGCTTGTGATGATACAGATGGTAGAGTACATGGTAGAGTTCTTACTCTCAAAACTGTAACAGGTCGTATGGCACATCACAGTCCTAACATGGCTCAAATTCCTGCTGTTCGTTCTCCCTATGGAAAAGAGTGTAGAGATTGTTGGACAGTTGAAAATCCCTACACTCACTCCATTGTAGGCACAGATGCTAGTGGATTAGAATTAAGATGTTTAGCACATTTAATGAATGATACTAATTTTACTGAAGAAGTTTTGAATGGAGATATACATACTGCTAATATGAGAATGGCAGGTATATCAGATATAGACCAAGCTAAAACATTTATATATGCTTTTATGTATGGTGCAGGTGCTAGTAAGATAGGTCAGATAGTAGGTAAAGGTGCAAAAGAAGGACAAGAACTTATGAATAGATTTTTATCTAATATGCCATCTTTAAAAAGAGTTAGAGATAGTGTAACAAACTCAGCAACAAAAGGTAAGATAAAAGGTATTGATGGTAGATTACTACATGTACGTTCTCCACATAGTGCATTAAATACTTTACTACAAGGAGCAGGTGCAGTTATCTGTAAGCTATGGTTAATTAATATGAATAAAAGAATACAAACGTCTGGAGTAGATGCTAAGTTAGTTGCTTCAATACATGATGAATATCAATATGAAGTTTCTAAAAAAGATGTACAGAAATTTGGTAGTATTACCAAAGATGCAATGAAGGATACAGAACAACAGTTGCAAATGAAATGTCCATTAGACAATGAGTGGAAGGAAGGTACGACATGGGCACAAACACATTAGTCAAAGAATTTGTGGGTAGAAAAGACCACAAAGATTATATTAAACGTGGTACTGCAGTAGAAAATTTACTTGTAGAAGAAGGTTTACGAAGGGGATATATTGTAAAATCTTCTTCAGAGAAACAAAATATGTATGACCACATTGATTTAATTTTAACGAAAGGAGATAAAAAATTTACAGTAGATGTAAAAGCTAGAAGAACAGGAACAGATAAGTCAAAGGGATTTGATGACTTATGGACTGTAGTGGAGTTCAAAAATACTATGGGTGATTCAGGTTGGTTATATAGCAAATCTGATTATATTGTTTTTGAACGTAAAGAAGACTTTGTATTTGCAGATACAACACAGCTTCGAAATATGTGTGAAGATATTGTAGATGTAACAAAGAGAGTAGCATCATTTAGAAATGCAAATTATAAAGTTTGGGGTAGAAGTTATCAAGGTAAAAAAGATTTAATATCAAGAATAGAAATGTGTAAGATTATTGAGTTAGATAAAACATTTATTTGGTTAAAAAAGTCTTGACAAAAATGTATAACTCTGCTATAATTTTAATTTTGAAAGGAAAATAATATGAGTGTATTAAAAGGAAATGCTTATTGGGCGAGCATAACAAGCCCTAACACAACATTTGATTCTGATGGTGTGTGGACTATTGATGTAGGTAATCTTGATGCAAAGAATAAAAAGATTGCTCAAGAAGATGGTCTTAATGTTAAGAATAAAAATGATGACAGAGGAGACTTTGTTACCATTAAAAGAAAAGTTAAGAACAAACGTGGCGATTTAAACAAATCACCAGAAGTTGTAGATGCACAAAAGAGAGTCATGATTAATACTTTAATTGGTAATGGTTCAGAAGTTAATGTGTTGTACTCTACATATGATTGGGAGTTTGGTGGTAAGTCTGGAGTGTCTGCTGATTTAAGAGCAGTACAGGTTACTAACTTAATACCTTACAATGCAGATGCAGATGCAGATGATGCATTTGATGTTGTGCCTGATGGTTTTGTGTCTAACGAAGCAGAAGAAGGTGTAAAGTTTGCTTCTTAATTAAGAAAGGATAATGGGGAGTTCTGGCAAAAACCAACATACAGTAATCAGCTTGGTCTCCCCATTTTTAATTATATGAAAACAATAGACACATTAGTAGAAGATATATATAATTTATTTGACCCTATGGTTACAAATACTATAGACGAAAAAGAATTAGATAAACACTTAAAAGAATTTACAAAGAACGTAACTAATAATATTAAGACTGTTCTAAATGAACAACCTAGAAAGCAAAGAAGATTATCTTTATCTTCTATAGGTAAACCTACCAGACAGTTATGGTATGATAGACATTCTAGTTCAGAAGCAAGACCTATATCTTCATCTACTAGAATTAAGTTTTTATATGGTCATATACTTGAGGACTTACTTATACTATTGTCTAGAGCATCTGGTCATACAGTTACAGAAGAACAAAAGCAAGTAGATGTAGAAGGTATTAAAGGACATCAAGATTGTAAGATAGATGGTGAATTAGTTGACTGTAAAAGTGCTAGTGGTTTTGCATTTAAAAAGTTTGCTAATAATAGACTAGCTGATGATGACCCTTTTGGATATATAGCACAAATATCTGCATACTCTGAAGGTAATGGTGTTAAAGAAGCTTACTTTTTAGCAATAGATAAACAACATGGTAACATTGCACTAACAAGAGTGCATGATATGGAGATGATAAATGCAAAAGAAAGAGTACAGTATCTCAAAGGTGCTTTGGAATCTAAAACAGTTCCTGATAGATGTTATAGTGATATTCCTGAAGGTAGTTCTGGGAATAGGAAGCTTGCTATTGGTTGTGTTTTTTGTCCTCATAAAAGAGAGTGTTGGTCTGATGCTAACAATGGTCAAGGACTTCGTGCTTTTAAGTATGAAAAAGGTACGAT